TTACCTATTACTGTTTCTATATTCTCTTGCAAAAGATAATTTAAATTTATTATATTAATATTATATTCTTTAATTATTAAGTTTAAGAACATTTTATTTATTTTAACTTAAAAAAATTATTTGTCAAGTAAAAATTTTAATAAATTTTATTCTTTTTGCAAATTCTTGATTACTTGGCGAAACTTTGTAACTAGAAAAATGACAGAGTGGGAAAATATTCCAGAAGACGTAAATAATTGGTTCGGTTTTGTGTACTGCATTGAAAGATTAAATGCAAAACAAGGAGAGAAACGTTATTACTGGGGATGTAAGCAATTTATACGAAATTCTAAATTGCCTCCTTTAAAAGGCAAAACTCGCAAAAGAAAAGTAGTAAAAGAATCCGATTGGAGAAATTATTACGGAAGTAGCGAAGAACTAAAAAAAGACGTAGTACTTCACGGAAAAGAAAACTTTAAACGTACAATTTTAAAATTATGTACCTGTAAATGGCAATTAAAGTATGAAGAACTTAAAACACAATTAGAAAATAATGTTTTAATAAGAAAAGATGCTTATAACGGCATTTTGAATGTGCGTATAACTTTCTGTCCCAAGAGTTTATATGAACATTATAACATTTTATAAAGTATTTTTTAGTTTTCTTTTTTGTGGTTTTTTCTTTTTACCAAGAATAACTGGAATTCTATTATCTCCCGCAGCATATTCTTTATTTTCGTCTGGATTTAAGACGCTTCCAGCTCCTCCAGCGGTCATGGTTTCCATTAATTTATGATATATTTCATCAAATCTGTCCATTGAAATATTTAATGATAATGCTATAATTATGGTAAGATGAGTCTGTACGATAGATATAAAAAAGAAATTAAAGAAGAATTAAAAATTGATCTTTTTAATATCAAAGATTTTGCAATGTTGGCTCCTTCCAAGAAGCATTTTTGGGCAGCAAGACTAAATGATCATAGAATTGAAATTCAAGATTTAAAAACTAAAAAAGCAAAAATTATAAGAGCATTAGTAGAAAAAGCAGATCAAAATTCTCCCGTAAAGCTTTCTAAAGTGAATCTTGAAAAAATGGTAGAAGACATGCCAGAAATTCAAGAATTAGACGCAAAAATCAAAGAACAAGAAAGTGTCATCACCTATCTCGAAGACGAACGTTGGACCTTTTCAAAGCTCACAGAAGACATCAAAAATGTGATTGAAATCATGAAACTTGAACAACTATAATGTTAAAAGTAGATTTTGATACTAAAAAAGGAAAAGGAATTATTTTTGGAGATCGTCTTCCAGAAATAAGAGAATATTTTTCTGTTGAAAATCCAGCAGCTAAATTCAATCGTTCTTTTTTTGTTCCGAAACGCTTATATTGCATTGCTCCAAATGGATACTTTGATATAGGATTATCTCATGAGATAAATCAATTTTTAGAAAAAAGAGGATACAAAGATAGAATTGAATTCACAGAAGAAGCAAAAAAAGAAATATTTCCAAAGTTAGATAAAACTCTAATACAGAGATTAGCATTAAATCTTCGTGATTATCAAGTAGAAGCAGTCTCTAAATGTATGGAAAGCGGAAGAGGAATTGCAGTAATGGGAACCGGAGCTGGAAAAACTCTCACAATTGCTACATTAATAGAAAATTTTTATCTTTATTCTTCTGAGCTTAAAAAATTTAAGTGTTTGGTTATTGTTCCTGACTTAGGTCTGGTAAATCAGACGTATACCGATTTTGTGTCTTATAAAACCAGCTTTACTTGTTCTAGGTGGACTGGAAGTATCAAGCCAGACTTTTCTTGTAATGTCATTATAGCAAATATCGATATTATTAGAAGCAAATTTGAACAAAATCATTGGATCACTGATGTTGATCTTTTGATCGTTGACGAAGCACATAAATTCGGCAAAGGCAACAAATCTTCCAAACTAATAGAAAAGATTAAAACTCCAAATAAGTTTGGGTTTACGGGAACACTACCAGATGATAACTTAGATAAATGGAATGTAATCGGAAAGATTGGACAAGTATTAATTGAAAAAAATTCACACGAATTACGTGAAGAAAAGTTTCTAACCACAGTTCATGTGAACATGATAAAACTTTCTTATAATGATGTTCCTACGAGAGTTGTAAACACAGGAAATCCCACAGACGACTATTACAATGAATTGATCTTTATTTCAAATAATCCATTCAGAAATAAAGTTATTCAAACCACCTGTAATAATTTTAATAATAACATTCTTATATTAATTAATAATATAGATCACGGTCAACATTTATATGATTTGTTTTCACAAAATTTAAAGAATAAACAAGTTTTCTTTATCAGAGGTGAAGTAGCAGTAGAAGAAAGAGATAAAGTAAAACAAATTATGGAATCCACAAATAATGTGGTATGTATTGCAGTAAGTGCTATTTTTTCTACTGGAGTCAATATTAAAAATATTCACATGATTATATTTGCTGCTGGAGGAAAAAGCTTCATAAGAACAGTACAAAGCATTGGTCGCGGACTTCGTTTAAATGATAATAAAGATGAATTAAAAATTATTGATATATCAGATAATCTTCAATACGGAAAAGAACATTCTAATAAAAGAAAAGAAATATATGATAACGAAAAGATATCATATACCGAACATATAATTAAAGAAAAGTAGTTGCATTATTATCAGTGTGTATTACAATTAACACACATGGAAAATGCAGTTACTCCTAAAAAGTTAAAAGATCAATATTATGTAGATCCAGAAAAGTTTAAAGAAGCTATTGTTGATTATTATAAAACTGGTGTTTGTGATGATTATTTAGGTAGCTGTTTAAATAAAATTGCAGAAGGATTGGGGTATAATGGTAAGTTCATTAATTATAGCTACAAATGCGATATGGTTGGAGATGCGCTTATTAAAATGTTTAGTGCTTTAAAACGAAAGAAGTTCGATGTAAATTCAGAAACATCTCCATTCGGGTACTTCACAACCATAGCCTTTCATGCATTTATTAATAGAATTAAGAAAGAAAAGAAGCACCACGATACATTAGTAGAGTACCGACAAAGAAAGTACGAAGAAGAATTGTCTTCTTCTGAAGGACATATTTACGTTAAACCTATTTTAGATTCCACAGAAGAAGAAATAGTTTTGGAATGATCTTGACTAGAATTTACAGTGGTGTATGATCAGAGAATGGGATTGTTTAAGAATTCAAAAATTGCAATTTTCTCTGATCTACACATTGGAGTGCATCAAGATTCGAAATTTTGGCACGACATTTCACTAGAATGGGCAAAGTGGTATATCGGTGATTTAAAGAGTAAAGGAATAACCGATATTGTATTTTGTGGTGATTATTTCCATACCAGAGACGAAGTAAACGTCGATACATTACATTTCGGAACAAAACTTTTAGAGTTGTTTTCGGATTTTAATCTAGTCATGATTGTTGGTAATCATGACTGCTATCTCAAAGATAGTTCAGAAGTAAATTCAATTGCTCAGTATAAAAATTGGCCGAATGTAAAGATTGTGGATTCTGCTTTATTTGTCGAAGAGTACGGAAAAACTTTAAACTTCATTCCTTGGGGAACCAAGTTAGAATCTATTCCAAAAGCAGACGTAACTTTTGGTCATTTCGAAATTCAACTGTTTCGGATGAACACTTTCGCTTTGTGTGATGACGGTTTCTTAGCAGAAGAAATCTTAGAAAAGAGTCCGCTAGTATTTTCTGGTCATTTTCATCTAAAAGACGAAAAAGAATACGCAGACGGCAAGATTGTTTACGTAGGAAATCCATTTCAGATGGATTTTAACGATGCAGGTACAGAGAAAGGATATTATACTTTTGATATCTCATCTGGTGAGATGACTTTCACCAAAAATACTGTTTCTCCAAAACACTTTAATTTTAAGTTATCTGATCTGATTTCTCAGAAAACTATAACGAAATCTATTAAAGAAAAATTTCTTAATAACTTTGTTAAATTAAAAATTGATCGCAGAATTACTCCAGAAGATACTGAATTTTTGTTGACAGTATTTAAGTCTTTAAATCCTAGTCAACTTAATGTAGAATACGAGTCTAACGTATCAGAGTATGATCTAGAAGAAGAAAAGCGAGATTTTTCTGGTATCGATGTACAACAAGCTATTATTGAGTTTATTGACTTACTTGATACAAATAATAAAAAAGATCTTATTCAGTACACAATTGAACTTTATCAAAAATCACTGTAATGAAACGAGTAAATTTTAAGAAAATCAGTATCAGCAACTTTCTCTCATTTGGAGAAGAACCAGTTGTTTTGGAATTTAAAAAAGGACTGCACGTAGTAACAGGAGTGAATCGTGACAAGTCTGATAGACAAAATGGTATTGGTAAATCAGCAATGATTGAATCATTGTACTTTGCTATATTTGGAATGACCATCCGTGATTTGAAGAAAGATTTAATTCCAAATTCATTCACTAATGGAGCATGTCAGGTTATTTTAGATTTTGATGTGATTTCAGAAAATGCACAAGACTCTTATAAGATTCATAGAACTCTGAATCCTTCTAAGCTACATTTTTATAAGAATGGGGAAGATATTACAAGAGACAGTATCAAAAATACTGAATCGGTTATTCATTCTATTATTAATGCTACTCCAAGTATTTTCGAGAACTGTGTTATCATGACTTTGAATAACACCACGCCTTTCATGGCTAAGTCTAAAGTAGACAAACGCAAGTTTATTGAAGGAATCTTTAATTTAGATGTGTTTAGCCGAATGCTCACAAATGCCAGAGATTCTTATAATGACAAGAAGCGTGAGTATGAAATTGAGTTGAACAACATGGAGAACGGTGATAAGAATCTTTCTTCATTAGTGGTTCAAAAAGACCGTATCCTAGCTAATAGGAAATCTAAAATCTCTACTTATCAACAGAGAAAAGTAGATAACACAGAAGAAAAAAAGAAGTTAAATGAAGAAATTGATAAGCAAGAGTCGCTAAATTTAGAAGAGATCAAGAATAATATCAAAACTTTAAAAGATGCCAAAGTTTCTCTAGAAGAAAAGCTCGAAGCGTTCACAGACGAACGTTCCAAGATCAGAGCTTCTGTGAATCATAATCAAAGTGTTCTTCCTAAGATTGGAGTGAGCGGATCTTCTTGTCCTGTATGTTTACGTTCGATGTCTGAACATGACAAAGAGTATATCAAAGAAGAGAAACACAAAATTTCTGAAGTTATAAAAGAAGATCAACAGAAAATTACCG